ATGACAACAGGGATGGGGGCCCGTGAGCAACCCATTACGCTTATCATCACGACTGCTGGTTATGACATTACCTCACCATGCTTTGAGAAGCGCGAGCAGGTAGTGGAGATCCTTCGCAAAACCCGTAACGGTGAAGAGAATGAGAGTATTTTCGGCATTATATATGGTCTTGATGATGATGATGACTGGACCCAACCGGAAGCGCTAATCAAAGCCAATCCCAATTACGGAATATCGGTAAAAGAACACTTTCTTCGTGCAAAACAGTTACTGGCGATATCGAACCCCAGCCAGACTAACAAGATTCTGACCAAGCATTTTAATCGCTGGGTAAGCGCAAAAACTGTCTTTTACGATTTACAGAAATGGATGGCTGCCGCTGACAAAAGCCTGAAATTGTCTGATTTTGCCGATGAAGAATGCTGGCTGGGGATAGACCTCGCGTCAAAGGTCGATCTTAATGCCGTCATTCCTGTTTTTCGTCGAGATATTGAAGGCATTACCCATTTCTATTGTGTAGGGTCAATGTTCTGGGTGCCTGAAGACACCATCTATTCTGTCGACCCCAAACTTAAGCATACCTCCGAACGTTATCAGTCCTTTGTGGGGCAAGGCGTTTTAATTCCAACTGATGGGGCAGAAGTTGATTATCGGCTGATTTTCGAGTCAATCCTGCAGTTACGTCAGAACGTGAAAATCGCCCAGTGTCCGATCGATCCCTATGGGGCCACCTCATTGCGTCATTTGTTGGAAGAAGAGGGGCTTGAGCCCGTCGAAATCAGACAGAACTTCACCCATATGAGCGACCCCATGAGAGAGATTGAAGCTGCACTGGCATCGGGTCGATTCCACCATGACGGAAATCCCATCATGAACTGGTGTATTCAAAACGTTGTGGGCCGCTATCTGCCGGGCAGCGACGATATTGTTCGCCCAACAAAGGAGGGGAAACAAAACAAGATTGATGGTGCGGTAGGTTTAATGATGGGAATAGGACGCGCCATGTTGAACAGCACAATCATCAAATCTATCTATGACGAGGAAGACATAGCGTGTTAATCACAATTCTGAGTTTCATTATTGGCCTGGCCGGGGCTGTACTGATATCCGCCGGCGCCTGGTTGATTTTGCCTGCTGCCGGTCTGATTACGGGCGGGTCAATATGTCTGATCTGGTCATATCTGACTGCGCGGGCGGCGTCAGCCGGTGCCAAATTTAACGGGGGTGAATAATGTTTTTCCCCCAAATGTTCAGAGGGCGCCAGCAGTCGGGAGGCGGATTTTGGGAAGCCATGCTGGGTGGAGTCCGTTCAAGCCAGAGTAAAACAGGCATCATGATTACGCCGCAAACTGCCCTGGCACTTTCAGCGGTCCGGGCCTGCGTTACCCTCCTGGCGGAGTCTGTCGCGCAGCTGCCTTGCGAACTTTACCGGCGGGATGAAAAGGGCGGGCGCCAGCGCGCGACGGATCACCCGGTATATGACCTGATTCACTCCCAGCCCAACAAAAAAGATACCTCATTCGAGTACTTCGAGCAGCAGCAGGGATTGCTGGGGCTGGAGGGGAATTGCTACTCGATCATCGACCGGGACGGAAAAGGCTACCCGAAAGAGCTGATCCCGATTAACCCGAAAAAGGTCATTGTGCTGAAAGGGCCGGACGGGATGCCGTATTACAGACTTCCGGAAGTCGGCGAAACCCTGCCGATGCGCATGATGCACCATGTGAAGGTCTTTTCTCTGGATGGCTATATCGGCAGTTCGCCCATTCAGACGAACGCCGATGTTCTGGGTCTGAATCTGGCCGTTGAGGAGCATGCCGCAGCGACATTCCGGCGCGGTACAACGATGAGCGGGGTGATAGAGCGACCGAAAGAGGCCGCGACCATTAAAAGCCAGGATGCTATTGATCGCCTGCTGGCGAAATGGACCGAGCGCCATTCCGGTATACACAATATGTTCTCTGTGGCATTACTGCAGGAGGGCATGAGCTACAAGCAACTGTCGCAGGATAACGAAAAGGCGCAACTGCTACAGTCGAGGCAGTGGGGCGTGGAAGAGGTCTGCCGACTCTATAAAATCCCGCCACATATGGTGCAGATGCTGGCGAAAGCGACCAACAACAACATCGAGCATCAGGGACTGCAGTTCGTGATGTATACGCTGCTGGCCTGGCTGAAACGCCATGAGGGTGCGCTGCAGCGCGATTTGCTTCTGCCCAGCGAACGACGCGATTTGTACATCGAGTTCAACGTTTCCGGGCTGCTGCGAGGCGACCAGAAGTCACGCTATGAATCTTATGCGCTGGGCCGCCAGTGGGGATGGCTATCCACTAACGATATCCGGCGTATGGAGAATCTGCCGCCAATTGCTGGCGGAGACAAATACCTGACGCCGCTGAATATGGTCGACAGCGCGAAGATCCTTCCTGGCGATAAATCGCCGACAGCGAAACAGCTGGCCGAAATCGAAACCCTGCTGGCCAGAGCCTGATTATTTCCCGCTGCGCGGGATGACCTGGAAGACAACATGACAACGAAATTAATTAACCTGCCGCACCTGGCAGATATGGTCTTTGGTGTGCCGCATTATGTATCGCGGCAGACGATGGATTCTGTAAAGGCGGTATTAATCCCCCGTATTCAGGGAACGGTCGAGAATACCGGCATCCAGTTAGCTCTGGACCCGGAGAACGCACAGGCATCGCAGCAGGTACAGCCAGCCGGTGGCGTGGCGGTTATTCCTGTCCACGGGTTACTGGTCGCGCGTCGCGGGCAAATTACGCAGGCCTGTACCGAGCTAACCAGCTATGAACGTATCCGCAGCCAACTGAGCATGGCATTAAACGATCCGTCAATCAGCGAAATCGTGCTGGATATTAACTCCGGCGGCGGGGCAGCGGTGGGCTGTAAGGAGCTGGCCGATTACATTTATCAGTCTCGCGAAACGAAACCCATCACGGCGATTGTGAACTACAACGCGTATTCCGCCGCGTATTTCATCGCATCAGCCTGCAGCAAAATCATCGTCAGCCAGACCAGTGGTGTGGGGTCGATTGGTGTGATTATGGAGCACCTCGATACGTCGAAGCTGGAAGAAAAAATGGGGCTGACGTTCACCACCATTTTCCGGGGAGATAACAAAAATAACGGCACCCAACACGAGCCACTGAGTGAAGAGGCGCAGGGGATGTTCCAGGGCATGATCGACGAAATGTATCAGACGTTTACCGGTTCGGTGGCGGAATATCGCGGCATCGAGCGGCAGGCGGTGATTGATACGCAGGCTGGGCTGTATTTTGGCCCAGGTGCAGTTTCATCAGGCCTGGCGGATGAAGTCTCGGACCCCCAGACGGCAATCAATGCCATTGCGGCGAGGTACAAAACACCTCAGAAAACCAGCTCGATCAAGTTGCAGGCAGCCGCGATGGACCTGCAAACCAGAATGTAACCCGACGCAAGCGCGTCACTACCAGAAAGCGGCCTTCGGGCTGCTTTTTTTATGTCTAAAAAGAGAGAAATAACATGCCACAGATTGAAGAATTGCGTCGTCAGCGTGCGGGTATCAACGAACAGGTTCAGGCCCTGGCAACTATTGAAGCTGGCGGCGGTACGCTGACGGCGGAGCAACTGACAGAGTTTGCTGACCTGCAGCAACGATTCACCGATATCAGCGCCAAAATGGATCGCCTGGAAGCCGCTGAACGCGCTGCTGCACTGGTTGCGAAGCCAGTGAAAGCGACCCAGCACGGACCGGCGGTCGTTATCAAAGCAGAACCGAAGCAATACACCGGCGCAGGCATGACGCGCATGGTGATGTCGATTGCAGCAGCAAAAGGCGATCTGCGTGATGCAGCTGTATTTGCCGCTGAAGAACTGAATGACCAGTCGGTATCGATGGCCATCTCAACTGCAGCTGGTTCCGGTGGGGCGCTTATCCCGGAGAACATGCAAAACGAAGTCATCGAGTTGCTGAGCGACCGTACCATCGTCCGTAAGCTGGGTGCCCGTTCCATCCCGCTTCCTAACGGTAATCTGTCGTTACCGCGCTCGGCTGGCGGTGCAACGGCCAGCTACACCGGTGAAGGGAAGGATGCGAAGGCGTCTGAATCAAAATTCGACGACGTAAAACTGGCTGCAAAAACCATGATCGCGCTGGTCCCGATTTCGAACCAGCTGATTGGTCGCGCCGGTTTTAACGTTGAACAACTGGTCCTGCAGGACATTCTGACCGCTATCTCGGTTCGTGAAGATAAAGCGTTTATGCGTGATGACGGTAGCGAAGACACGCCGGTTGGTATGAAGGCACGCGCGAAGCAGTGGAATCGCCTGCTGCCGTGGGAAGCTGCTGCAGAGATCAATCTGAAAACGGTAGATGAGTACCTGGATAAGGTTATTTTGATGGCGATGGACGGCAACAGCCTGATGATCCGTTGCGGCTGGGGCATGTCAAACCGCACCTATATGAAGCTGTTTGGTTTGCGTGACGGCAACGGCAATAAAGTTTACCCGGAAATGGCTCAGGGAATGTTGAAAGGCTACCCGATTCAACGTACCAGCGCGATCCCGGTTAACCTGGGCGCCAGCGGTAAAGAATCGGAGATTTATTTCGCCGACTTCAATGATGTTGTCATCGGTGAAGATGGTGCCATGACGGTCGATTTCTCCAAAGAGGCCACGTACAAAGATGCCGAAGGCAATCTGGTTTCCGCATTTGCGCGTAACCAGTCGCTGATCCGCGTTGTCGTCGAGCACGATATCGGCTTCCGTCATCCGGAAGGTCTGGTGCTGGGTACCGGCGTACTGTTCTAACATCCCCCCTCAGTTAATAAGGCCCGCACATGCGGGTTTTTCCCTTTAAGGAGAATGCTATGGCTGTGAAAAATAAAGATGTAGCGACGGAAGATACGGGTGCAGATGACAGCCATGCGACCACGGTCGCACAGGCGGTAAGTGGTCAAGAACGTAAAGCTGTTGTATTCCTCGGTCCGTATAGCCGTTATTCCCGTGGTGATATCGCGTGTTTTGATAGTCAGCATGCGGAAGAGCTGGTTGAGCGCCGTATCGCGGTGTGGCCGGAGGATGCCAAACGCGCGATGGCATCAAAGCCGGGGGACAGCGATTTTGATACTGACATTGGATGACGTGAAAACCCAGCTACGCCTGGAACTGGATTTCACGGAGCATGACGCGATGCTCACGCAAATGGTTAACGCCGCGCAGCGAAGCATCGAGCGTGATTATTACTGCAGCCTGGTCGGCAGTAATGAGGCGCTGCAGGCGCTCCCGGAGACCGTCCGCGGATTTATTGCGGATGAAGATATCAGGCTGGCCATTCAGTTTCTGGTCAGCGATGCGTATCTGAATGGCCACACAGGCCAGTGGCTGGAAACTGCTGCGGTGAGGCATCTTCTTTTCCCCCTGCAGGAGCATACGGTATGAGCCTGAAACCGGGAGAGATGAACTGTCGTATCGCGATCGGCTACATCCAGTCTGGCCGGGGGCCGCTGGGTGAGCCGCTGGCAGAGACGCTGGTCGAGGTGGGAAAAGCCTGGGCGAAAGCTGAACTGGTATCGGGCCGAAAGGTACGAACGCAGGATCAGGAAAACGTGGTGGAAACCCGTTTATTTACGGTTTATCCGGGGGTTTTGGTTGATTTGGACTGGAAAATCACGACGAAAGACCGGGTTTATACCGTCCGGAATATCGACCGTAAAACGGACCGTATCATCATTACGGGGGAGGCTGACGGCCGCCATGATAGAACTGGCGATTAAAACCGCGCTGGAGCGAATTACCGGCCTGAATGCGTATCCGCTGCTGTTGCCGGACAGCGAGCAGGAGGGCGTTACGTATCAACGTATTTCAGACCCGGAGATGTACGCGGGAACATTGCGGACCGGACTGATTTCAGCGCGTTTTCAGGTGACGATTTACCGGATTGACGACTACACCAGCCTGCTGCAGCTGGACAAGAAAATCTGGTCTGAGTGGAAAAAAATCGTCCACGGCCAGCTGGAGAACATCCCGGTTCAGTACGTTGAACGCGGCGGTATCCGGCAGGACAAAACGACGCTGACGAACCGCCGCAGCCAGTACCGCCTGGTCCGCGATTTCATCATTCACTACGCGGAGGATACGTCGTGATACGAATGGAAGTGAAAGGGCTGGATGAGCTGGAGCGGCAGCTCACGGCGTTGGGGGAAAAGGTCGCGACAAAGGTGTTACGGGATGCGGGCCAGGAAGCGCTGAAGGTTGTTGAACAGGACATGAAACAGCATGCAGGGTTTGATGAAACGGCGTCCGGCGAGCATATGCGCGATTCAATCAAAATCAGGTCGCGTAAAGGGTCGGCGAAGTACCGGAGTACCGTTGTGACTCTGCGGGTCGGACCGAGCAAACAGCACCATATGAAGGCGCTGGCGCAGGAATTTGGCACCGTCAAGCAGGTGGCGTCGCCCTTCATCCGCCCGGCACTGGATCACCATATCCAGACCGTTTTGCGCGTCCTTGCTGTGGAAATTCGAAACGGCATTCCAAACAGGTAGCGACAGCTACCCGATTCATATAAGAGAGAACAATCATGGCTGAGAATCAGACATCGCCTGAGTATGCAATGTTGCCTGCAGGCACGATAACTAAATGGGGGAAACCCGGTGATGCGCTGGTGGCGCTGAAGCCGCTTGATAACTGTAAAGCGCTGGGTGCGATGGGGCAGACCGGCGGGTTTGTTGACTGTACCACGCTAAAGGATAAGCAAAAGCAGTCCATCAGCGATCTGCCGGATGGCCCGGAGAAATCACTGGGGTTTATTGATGATCCTGCAAACGCGAGCTTTGCCGCGCTCCTTAATGCCGCCGACGCACGCGAGACTATCCAGCTTTACGTTGAGCTGCCAAACAAACGTACCTCGATAATGCTGCTGGCGTTGTCTGGCTGGCAGTTGAACGATATCTCAGCCCCTTCGGGTGAAGTCATGCAGATCACCGTTCAGGGTAAACAGAACAAAATTACCTGGGGCACAGTCGCCGTTGGCGGCAAATAAGCTGTACTGACAGCCACCTCCGGGTGGCTTTTTTGTGGAGAATGATGAATGACAAACGACGTTAAATCTCGCCTGCTTGCTCCCGATAGCGATGCATTTCCTCTGAACATTTTTGGCGGTGAGTTCTATGTTCGCCGCCTGACTGCCTGTGAGATTGCTGATTTTGAAGAAAAGGCGGATCAACTAACCGGCCCGGGCGAAACGCGTGAGTTGATGCTGGCGGCGTCAGCACTAATATTGAGCGCCCTGGTCGATGAAGGTGGAGTTCCCGTACAGGGGCTACCCTCCCCGGTTGAGCTGATGAAATCTCGCTCCTATGCGTCAATCACTGAGGCGTTGTCTAAAGTCCAGCGTTTCAGCTACGGCACGCTGGAGGAGGCGAAAAAAAACTGATCAACTCCCCCATGTTGATGACGGTCTTTGCACTGGCCGATCGCCTGGGGGAGTATGACCCACGAAAAATCGCCAACCTCCCTGCCGATATTCTTCTTTACTGGCAAGCCTGGCTCTCCCTGACGGGCAATACCGCTCAGGTTCCAGCACAGGAACCACCTGCCAGTCCCTCCCTGTCAGTTACTGACCAGCAATGTGCTGATGTTATGAGGATACTGGGACAATGAGTGATGTTGCGAGTTTGTCGGTCGCCCTGCATCTCAATTCTGCCGCATTTCGGTCACAAATCACCGAGGCGTATCAGAATGCAGGGCAGGCCAGTAACAAATTTAACAAGAAGGCGAAAGAACAGGCTGACGAGCTGGCAGCAGCAATAACAAAAACAGTCGAGGCCGCTAAAAAAATTGGTGTTCAGGGGGCGAATGATGACCTGTTTTCTGGCGCCACCAAAGGTGCCGGCCAGCTGAATTTTGTCCTTCACGAAGTTGCCGCCGGAAGTAATGTTGCCAGCAGCAGCATTATTAACGCGCTGATCCCGGCGGTCCATTCACTAAAGGGCCAGTTGGATGGTTCGGCAGGGGGGTGGAAGGCGCAACAGGATGCGGCTCGCAATGCGGCAGCAGAACTGGCATCGGCGGCAAAATCGCAGATTGAGGTCGCTCAGGCCGAGCGGCAGGCTGCGCTTAACAAAGTTGCCATTGCTGAAAAAACGATAGCCGCAGCGCAGGCCCAGCGCGAGCAGGCCATTGCGCTGGATGAGTATTACGCGAAACAAACAGAAGTTAACAAGCTGCATGGCTTAAATGTCAGTTATCAGGATGAGCACCTTAAAAACGAGCGTGCCATTACGGAAGCCAACCGCCTGGAGGCCAGCGGTCTTGATAAGTTGAAGGCGGCTAAGGCTGCTGTTGCGACTGCAGATGCTGCGGAGACGGGCGGAAAAGTCGCATTGACTGCGGCAACCGAAGCGGCAGCTGCAGCAAACACAGAGTTATCGCTAAGACAACGCATCGCAGCCACCAGTAGCCAGGCGCTCAATTCTGCGATGAGTCTGCTGGGGGGGCCGGTTGGTATTGGTCTGTCAGTCCTGGCTGCGGGCGGTACTCTGATTTATACCGAGTTTAAAAAGGCGGAAGAGCAGACCAAAAAGCTGAATGCTGCAGCATTGGATCTTAAAACGTCCTCATTGGTAACTGCCTCGGACCTTAAAAAACTAAGTGGTGAGCTGGGAAATACGGAGACGTCAGTCAATGCCGTTTCTGCTGCAGCAAAAGCCGGGTTTAGTGGTCGGCTGCTGAATGATGTTGCCACGTTGGCCAATGCATATGAGAAGGCGGGCGGCGATGCTCAGGAGCTGGTTAACCATCTGTCCGGATTAAAGGATGATCCTGTTTCAGCTATGCAAAAGCTGACGGCATCCGGTGTGGTCCTGAAAGATTCGATCGTTCAGCAAGTCATGGCGTTGAAGGAGCGAGGAAGTACGGCACAGGCAAGCCAGTTACTGATTGAGGCGGCGATACAGGCCGAGAAAAATCGTCTGGCCGAGTTGGGTGTTGATGTCGATAAGACCGCTGAGACGGTAAAAAACCTCGGAAATACATGGGGGACAGCCGGAGAGCAGGCTGTTATCGCGCTCGGTGGTGCGATTGATAAAACGCAGGACGTTCAGCGAACGCTAAGAAGCATGGTGGGCCAGTTGGCCGCTGATATCGCGGGCGCTACTGCTGCAGCGCAGAATGAGCGTATAAAAAATACTGCGGGTCTTAAAAGCTACATGGATGCCGGGACTACTGCGGCAGACAAGCGGGCGGCGGCGATTAAGCGGCTGAATAACAGTATTTATGCGTCGGGGTCTAAGGAGTATCAGCGAATCCTGAAAGGGATTAATGATGAATACGACAAGGCGACGAAGAAGGATAAGCCAAAAAAATCAGGTAACAGCGAGACTGAAGGTCAACGGTTGCTGGTACAGGCACAGCAGCGTAATGCTGTACTGAAAGAGCAGGCGCAGACAACCGATACACTGACCGAATCAGAACGGCAGCTGGCTGCCTTTGATGAAAAGGTTTCTAACCTCAAGGGAAATCACCTCACGAAAAGCCAGCAAAGTCTGGTGGCCATGCAGGGGCAAATCCGTGCGCAGCTTCAGTCGAATATTCAGCTGGAGAAGGAAGCTGCTCTGCGCAAAACCTCGCTGAAATACCAGGCTGAAAGCCAGAAATGGGCGGAAGAAGCTCAGGCTATGCAGCGTGAAGCGGCCCTGAATCTGGAGAAATACAGCCTTTCTGACCTGGAAGCCAGGGATACCGAAGCCCGTAACGCGATTATTAACAGGTTTAGCCAGCGCAGGTTGGCGCTTGAAAAAGACTTCACCGATAAAACGTCTACCGAATACCAGACCCGGCTGGCCGATCTGGAGTCAGCAAAGCAGCGGGAGCTGCAGATTGTTGAACAGAGTGCACAGGACCGCCTGACGGCTGAAAAAGATTACAGCGCGGGATTCCGGCGGGGGGCGCAGAACTGGATAGACAATGCGCGGGATGCAAACAGTCAGGTGGCCAGCTTTACCACCAGTGCTTTCGATGCTATGGCCGGATCGCTTGCGTCGTTTGCCATCACAGGTAAATCCAGTTTTAAAAGTTTCACGGTGTCCATTCTTTCTGACCTGGCAAAAATCGCCACGCAAATTGCGCTTTCCAGCGCCCTGCAGAGTATTTTCAGCGCAGTAGGCTCCGCTATAGGTGGTGGCGTGTCCGGCGGCGGCGGAAGCACCCCGTCAGGGGCTTATAACTCCGCTGCGGCGAATGTGCAGTTTAACGCAAAAGGGGGAGTTTACGACTCACCCTCCCTCAGCTCATACCGCAATCAGGTCTACGATTCCCCGCAGTTTTTCGCTTTTGCTAAAGGGGCCGGTGTGTTTGGTGAGGCAGGGCCGGAAGCCATTATGCCGCTGACCCGCGCAGGCGATGGCTCGCTGGGGGTACGTGCGGTCGGCGGTGGACAAAACGCCAGCGCGACTGAAGGGCCAAAGGTCTGGATCACTATTTCCGGTGATAAGTCGTCCACTGAGAGCACGTCGGGATTTGAACAGTTTGGCCAGCAGATTGGGTCGTTCGTTGAGAAGAAATACCGCGAGCTCATGGCTAAGGATATGCGGCCCGGTGGCAACATCTGGAATGCCGTAAAAGGACAACGTTAATGGCGATCGAAATTTTTACCTGGAGCCCCAGGGTTAACCCCACGCAAACCGTCGGTTTCCGGAGCAGGAAGGCGCAGTTCGGTGACGGGTATACGCAGGTATCAGGGGATGGATTAAATACCCGGTCACAGCAATGGGAGCTGAGTTTTGTTGGGACCGAGGATTATATCCGTCCGATAAAACAGTTCCTGGATCGGCACGGCGGTACGAAATCGTTTCAGTGGACGCCGCCGCTCGAAGATGTCGGGTTTTTCCGCTGTGAGCAATACAAGCCGGTTCCTATGGGCGGGGGGAACTACTCCCTGTCTGCAACGTTTATTCAGGGATTTAAACCATGAGTTTGAATGCAGATTATCAGAAGCTGGAGCCGGGTGATTCCATCCGGCTGTTTGAAATCGACGGCCGTGCGTTCAACATGGGCGAGGTTTTATATTTCCACGGCTATAACGTACCTCATTCAACTGCAGAAATAATCGCTGCTGGCGGCGATGAATCGAAGCTGCCAGCTAAAAGCATCTGGTGGCAGGGTACGGAATATAACGCCTGGCCTTGCGAGCTGGAGGGGATCGAATCCACCACCGCGGGCAGTGATGCACAGCCGACACTTCGGGTGGGTAATATCGACGGGTCTATTTCCGCGTTGTGCCTGTATTACGATGATATGGCGCAGGCGCGGGTCACTATCCATGAGACGCAAAAACAGTATCTTGACGGGCGGAACTTTGCGAACGGAAATTCAACCGCCGACCCGACGCAGGAAAAGCGTCAGCTGTATTTTATTGACGCTAAAAACCTCGAAACCGATGAAGCGGTGGAGTTCACGCTTTCGAGTCCGATGGATCTGCAGGGGATGATGATCCCTACCCGTCAATATCATTCTGTTTGTACCTGGTGTATCCGCAATAAATACCGCAGCGGCGATGGCTGCGATTATGCTGGCACGCGTTATTTCGACAAAAACAACAAACCGGTCGATGACCCGTCGCAGGACGTCTGCAACGGCACGCTGACGGGCTGCAAACTGCGCCATGGTGAAAACAACGAGCTGCCGTTCGGTGGGTTCCCGGGCACGTCGTTGATCAGGAGCTGATATGCGTCAGAAAACGATTGAGGCTATTCAGACGCATGCGGCGGCCGATTACCCGCGCGAGGCCTGCGGACTGATTGCTCAGAAGGGGCGGGTGGAGCGTTATTTCCCCTGCAGGAATCTGGCCAGCGAGTCGAAAGATAATTTCGTTCTGGCGCCGGAGGATTATGCGGCGGTAGAGGATTGGGGGGCAATCATCGGTATTGTTCACAGCCACCCGGATGCAACGCCGCAGCCCAGCGAACTGGACAAGGCACAGTGCGATGCCACGCAGTTGCCGTGGCACATTATCAGCTGGCCAGAAGGGGATCTCCGTACCATTCTCCCGCGCGGTGAGTTGCCACTCCTCGAGCGCCCGTTTGTGCTCGGCCATTACGATTGCTGGGGTCTGGTGATGAGCTATTTCCGGCAAACTCACGGCATCGAGCTGCACGATTACCGCGTCGATTACCTTTGGTGGGAAAATGACTATCCCGACAATTTCTATCAGGATTGCTGGTATGAGTGCGGGTTCCGTGAATTTGAGGGAGCGCCGCAGCCGGGTGATATGGTGATCATGCAGGTGCAGTCGGACAAATGGAACCATGCCGGGATTCTGCTGGAAGGGAACATGCTGCTGCACCACCTGTATGGCCATCTCAGCCAGCGCGTGCCATATGGTGGATACTGGTTAGACAGAACGATGAAAATCGTTCGATATCATTCTCTGTGTTAGTCTTTTGTGGAATTTTAACTAAAAACAAAAGGGACACCGAGATGAAAAAAATAGCTCTGGTATTGGCGATATTAACTATGACCGGGTGCGCTACGGAAGCCGTTTTACCAAGTCAGGCCAAGCAAGCTCCATCAGAAAGGTTGTTGAAATACCAGGAGCCGACCCAGGAAGCTAAATCCATTTTAATCGTCGTCCGAGATAAAGGCTATCTTGGTGGTGGTTGCTATACTGGCGTCTATTTAAATGATGAAAAATCAGCAATTTTGAACCCTGGAGAAAAGGCTACTTTTCATTTGCGTTCAGGTGAATGGAATGTTGCTATAAAAGGGGAAGGTAAATTATGTATTGCAGACGCCGTCCCCGTTGGGCGGGATGTATATCTGAAGGATGGTGAAAGTAAAGCAGTAAGATTGTTTGCCGACCCGTCAGGAAATATAGATGTAAAGCCGCTCCCTTTGAAATAACAATAGTGAACAAAACCCGCGCAATGCGGGTTTTTTGCTTTGGAAAAAAACATGAAAGAAACAATGATTGGAATAGAATTGAGTGGAATTCTAGGTAAAACTTTTGGTACTTATCATGAGCGTATAGTTAGCACAACAAGGGAAGCCATTCAGGCTTTATGCTGCACCATAGAAGGGTTCGAAAAATTCCTAAATAACAGCAAAGAAAAAGGACTGACTTTTGCTGTATTTAAAGGTAAGAAAAACATCGGTCAGGATGAATTGGGTTTTCCTGTAAGTGGAGAGGTTATCCGCATCGTACCTGTCGTTATTGGTAGTAAAAAGGCTGGTATTCTTCAAACCATCCTTGGTGCTGTACTGGTCGCTGTAGGGGCAGTAATGACGTATATATCGGGCGGGACGGCTTCACCACTGGCAGCCGGTCTTATGAGCAGTGGCGCAGCCATGATGCTTGGCGGCGTCGTCCAGATGCTATCGCCGCAGTCCGGAGGACTGGCCCGTAAAGAGTCAGCTGATAACAAGGCATCCTACGCCTTTGGCGGAGTCACCAATACGGCATCGCAGGGTTATCCGGTTGGTCTGCTTTACGGCAAACGGCGAATTGGCGGCGCGATTATTTCCGCAGGAATATACGTCGAAGACCAGCAATAAATAATCAGTCAGTAATATCATTTAATTCAGGCCACCTTGCGGTGGCTTTTTTTATGGGCGCGATATGGCAAATAACATAATTAAAGGGCGCAAGGGTGGAGGCTCAAGCCAGCGTACACCGACGGAACAGCCAGATGATTTACAGTCTGTAGCAAAAGCCAAAATTCTTATCGCATTGGGTGAGGGCGAATTTTCTGGTGGTTTAACGGGAAAAAACATTTATCTCGACGGAACGCCACTTGAAAATGCCGACGGTTCGGAAAATTTTCCCGGAGTAACATGGGATTTCCGTCCCGGCACGCAGGCGCAGACTTATATTCAGGGTATTCCCGGAACGGAAAATGAAATAAGTGTCGGCACGGCAGTTTCCAGCTCTACAGCCTGGACTCACACGTTTACTAATACCCAGCTTTCTGCTGTTCGCGTCCGCCTGAAATGGCCGTCCCTGATGAAACAGGAAGACAATGGGGACGTGGTGGGAAATACCGTCAAATATGCGCTGGACCTGCAGACGGATGGCGGAGCCTGGCAGACCGTTCTTGAGACCGCTGTTACAGGAAAAACCACGTCCGGTTATGAGCGGAGCCACCGCATTGATCTGCCTCGTGCGGGCAGCACCTGGACTCTGCGCCTGCGGAAAATTACGCCCGACGCCAATAGCGTAAAAATTGGCGACCTCATGACGCTGCAGAGCTATACCGAGGTGATTGACGCGAAGCTGCGCTACCCCCACACGGCGCTGCTTTATATCGAGTTCGATTCAAAGCTGTTCAATGGCTCTATCCCGCAGATCTCCTGTGAGCCGCGTGGGCGCGTTGTCCGCGTTCCTGATAACTACAACCCGGAGACCCGTGAATATACCGGCGTCTGGACCGGTGGGTTTAAATGGGCCTGGACCGACAACCCGGCCTGGATTTATTACGACATTGTTGTTGAGGGCCGTTTTGGACTCGGCAACCGCCTGACCAGCGCCAATATCTCGAAATGGACGCTGTACCAGATTGCGCAGTATTGCGACCAGCTGATTCCTGACGGCAGGGGCGGCGATGGCATGGAGCCACGCCATCTCTGTAACGTCTACGTGCAGGAACGCAATGACGCGTACACCGTGCTGCGCGATTTTGCCGCCATTTTCCGGGGGATGACCTGCTGGAGCGGTGAGCAGATCGTCGTACAGGCAGATATGCCCCGCGATGTCGATTTCAACTACACACGGGCGAACATCATAGGTAAGCCCCGCTATTCCAGCAGTAGCAGTAAAGCGCGCTATACCAACGCGCTCGTCTCCTGGTCAGACCCGGCGAATGCCTACGCTGACGCGATGGAACCCGCGTTTGTCCCGGAGTTGGTTTCCCGCTACAGTTTTAACCAGCTGGAAGTGACCGCCATCGGTTGTACTCGTCAGAGCGAGGCCCACCGTAAGGGCCTGTGGGGCATTCTGACCAACAACAAGGACCGCATGGTTGAGATCGATGTCGGTCTCGATGGCAAAATTCCGCAGCCGGGCTACATCATTGCGCTGGCCGACGAACTGCTGGCCGGGAGAGTCAATGGCGGTCGTATCAGTGCGGTTAATGGACGAGTGATTACGCTCGACCGGGATATTGATGCGAAAGCCGGTGACCGACTGCAGTTGAATCTGCCGTCGGGTATTTCCCAGGCCCGGACCATCCAGTCGGTTAATGGCCGTCGACAGGTTACGGTCACGACAGCATACGGTGAGAAGCCGGAAGCTGAATGCGTCTGGATCGTCGAATACGCCGACCTGGTTGCACAGCAGTACCGCGTTATCGGTGTAAAGGACAACAATAACGCAACATATACAATCACTGGCGTGGCCCACGACCCGGATAAATTCCCGCGTATCGACAATGGCGCGATTATCGATCAGCGGCCGATTAGTGTTATTCCGCCGGGGAACCAGTCACCGCCGGAAAATATCGTCATCAGCTCGTATTCCGTGGTGAACCAGGGTATCAGCGTTGAAACACTGCAGGCGCAGTGGGCAGCGGTCAAAGATGCGATTTCGTATGAGGCGCAGTGGCGTCGCAATGACGGCAACTGGATTAATGTACCGCGCAGCTCGACCACATCGTTCGAGATTACCGGCATTTATGCGGGTCGCTACCTGGTGCGCGTCCGGGCAATTAATGCCGCTGAGGTTTCCAGTGGCTGGGCGTATTCCGGGGAGAAAACGCTGACCGGGAAAATCGGTCTGCCGTCGGCGCCGATCGCCCTGAAAACAACCTCGTTGCTGCATGGTGTGCAGCTGAACTGGGAGTTCCCGGGGGGAAGCGGGGATACGCAGAAAACCGAGCTGCAGTACAGCCCAAATGCAAACGGCAACGGGGCTATGGTGCTCTCTGACGTCGCGTATCCGGGAAAAACGTACCAGCAAATGGGCCTGCAGATTGCCGCCATGTTCTGGTACCGGGCGCGTATCGTTGACCGTATCGGCAATGAAAGCCCGTGGACCGCCTGGGTGCAGGGGATGGCCAGCGACGATATCGGGGCGTATTACGATAAACTGACCGATGCGATCAAGGATACGGATGCCTGGAAAGAAACGCAGCGCACCATTCGCGATACGCAGGAAGGTATCCGTAGTACGCAGCAGGAACTGGAACAGACCGCCACCAACCTGCGCCTGGAGGCTGAGAAACAGGCCAGACAGGTCAGCAAGGATATTGATGCGTCGGCGAAAAACATCGCTACTCAGGTCGACGACAAGATCGTTGCCGTGAATAAAACTATCACGGACGAAATCGCCTCGGTTAATAAGGCTCTCGATGCCGATATCGCAACTGTAAACAGGTCGCTGACCGACAGTATCACCCAGGTGAGACAATCAGCCACCGACACTGCTGCGAAAATCAACGCCACTATCGACCTGGAGATTGCCAGGGTCAGTAAAACGCTGGCAGACGGCGATGCCGCGTTGAATGCGCAGATAAAAACTGCCGAGAACGGCCTGAAGCAGTCGTTATCTCAGCTCAACACAACGCTGAGCAACGCGGTGAAGCAGGAGACCGCGGGTCGTATCGCAGATGTTAACGCTAAGGCTGCTCAGGCCGCTGATGAACTGCTGGCGACAAAGCAGGGGATTGAGGCGAGTATTGAGAGCCTGACTCAGGTGATGAAGAGCGCCGATGAGAATCTGGCGCGGGAGATGTCCAGCCTGGCTGCCGGTGCCAACATCCAGTTCGATTCTCAGGTTATCTGGCATTTCAATAATCAGACGACAGAGGGCTGGACCTCCAGTGCAGGCGCAGCCACGGTGTCTGCAGACGGCTGGTTACGTCCGGCAAACAGCGCTAACGACCCGTATATCACCTCTCCGGGGAGCCTGGCGATAGATGGCCCGGCCTACCGGTTCATCATGGTACGGTTCCGTAAAACCGGCAACCCGGTATGGGCAGGGGAAATTCGCTGGGTTTCAACGGGCGAAAGTTTCAACAACACGAAGCGGCACATCATTGCTGAGCCGGAATACGCCGACGGTGTGGCTACACTGACGGTGAAAGATATCCCGTGGTCGGGTTCCGTGGATCGCATTCGCCTCGACCTGACCAACCTGCAGGATGATAAAAACTTTATCGAAGTTGACTGGATCGCCGTTGGTCGGCCAACACCTGGTGCCAGCACTGCGGCCCTGCAGGATGTACGCAGCACGCTGAGCAATGCGCTGACCGCCGAAGCACAGGCGCGTAGCACGCTCGCTGCGCAGATGCGTGGCTCCTATGAGGGCAGCGAGCTGGAGAAAGTCACCTCGGGGCTGCTGTACCAGGAAAAAACCGCCCGCGTTACCGCCATCTCGGCGGAGGTTAAGGCCAGAGAGTCTCTGCAGACGGAGTTTAACGGCAACAAAGCTGCCGTTTCTGGTGAGCTGAGTTCTCTGACCACGGAGCAGCGTGCGCAGGCGAGCCGCATCGGTGGTCTGGAAACCAGCCTCGGGAAAAAAGCCGATGCATCAGCGCTGACGTCCCTGACGCAGAAAGTGGAGCAACAGGGAGCCACGCTGACATCGCAGGGGGCCGCATTAACGTCACTCACCAACCGGGTAGGCCAGGCGGAAACAGGCCTGGCTGCCACAAACGAGGCGCTGAGCGGGCTGCAGTCTACTGTGACCCAGCAGGGCGACAGGATAACCAGCCAGGGTCAGTCCATCACGAAACTGACGAGCGAGTTGGGCACGACAAATGCTGCCCTGGCGAAGAAAGCGGAGGCGGCTGCGGTCACCGCCTTAACGCAGCAGGTAGAGCAAAACGGGCGGGATATTCGCAGCAATACTGACAGCATCACCAGTTTAGCGAGCCAGTTGGTAAACGGTCAGCGGAACAGGTGGTCGCGCCGGATATACCCGGCCCGGCTGGCGAACGCTGGCGTCGTCCCGTCATTCAGTGATATCCGGGGAGTGGCACCGACCTTCGTTGATGAAGTGCCTGACGCGGGCAAACTGGATTTTACCGGGGCAGGCAGTTATGTCATTGCTCATTATCTGGCGCAGGTCCGTGTTGTCGCGGATACCACCATCACGGTTTCACCTGGCAGTCGTATCATGGATGATACCGGGGCCATACTGGTGAACGGTGTCCAGGTCGCAACCGCAAGTGCGGGTACATCCTCTCTGGCGTTCACGCTGGTCAAGGGCTGGAACACCGTTGAGTTTCTGGTGAATCAGTGGACCGGAGCGGCCTATATCAACCTGGGTGCGGCGTTGTCCGAGAAGGTGGATGCACTGTATTCCGGGCTGGGTGTTTCCGCGCTGGCAAACGCTGCGAATGTGCTCAGTTCAGGTGTCAGTCAGATAGGTGACAACGTTGCGAGCAATACACAATCCATTACGCAACTGAAAAACACCCTGATACAGACGAACGCCGATGTGGCAACCAAAGCATCGCAGGCGGCGGTTTCGGCGTTAACAGGGCGCGTTGAGAAAACGGAATCAGGTATCACCGCCGCCAACAACAATATCAGTACGCTGACAGCGGCAATCCGTGCAGAGAATGCTTCATCCGGCGATCTGATTACTAACCCGACGTTTGATCCTGCGTATGATCAGATGGGATTCACGGTTGTGGAGACCTCTGCTGACGGTATTCCTGTCGGTTGTCCGTTCAGGTATGCGGCAAAACTGGCTGCGCGGGACCATCTGCCGGTGCTGAATGCGGTTGTGGCCACGGCAGGTGATGTGATCGAGATGTCGGCGCTGGTTGCCTGTGGCGCAGGCAATGCAACGCTGGGCCTGTTCACCGCCGCATCCATCTCACCAACGGGAGGGATAAGCAGTCCGTGGAACAGCGGTGAACGACTGAAACCGACCGGCACCTGGACCCGTACCACCTGGCGCTGGACGGTGCCGCAGGCGGTTGCAGATAAGGGCTATTTCCGCCCCTTTCTGCAAATCGATCAGGGCTCACCGTTCGGTACCGTCTGGTATGCGACCGACTGGCATTGCCGCAATATCACCGCTGCCGCTCGAGCGCAAGGTACTGCTGATGCGACGGCGAAGGCGGTTGATTCCCTGACCACCACCGTGACGCAACAGGGTAATCTGCTGACCTCGACCGGCAATCGGACAACCCAGCTGGAAAACGGGCTGGCTACCACTAACGCAGCAGTGGCCAAAAAGGCTGATACGACGGCGGTGCAGGGTTTGACCAACACCGTCACACAGCTGGGCAATGATCTGTCAACGGCGAACAGCGCCATCACGAAACTGACCGGAAATCTGGCGAATACCGATAAATCACTGGCGCAGAAAGCCGATGCGGCCGCGCTGGCCACGCTCGACACGAAAGTGACGCAGCAGGGCAAAACGCTGGAGAGCCAGAGTAATTCGCTGACGAATCTGTCGAACAGTCTCTCTCAGGTCGCAGCCGATATCGATGCCAGCGGGCAGATACCGGGTAACCTGATAATGAATCCCTCGTTTGAACGCGGGCTGGATGGTTATACCGGGCGGTCAACCGCAACCAATGTTGTGGAGGTTTCCGTTCCTCATAGCGGGACACGGGCACTGAAGGTTGATCCGGGTAACGTGTCTCCGGGTCAATACATCCCGTTTGTTCAGGGACGGACCTATGAAATCGGGGTATGGGTCAAGGAGCCCGGAGCGACCACGGATAATGGGGCGGGAAACAATAAACTGCGGATCGGCGACTCTGCTGGTCAGCCGGTTTTTGCGCGACCGTACAACAGCGGGACGACGGGCCCAGACTGGACCCTGGTTTCCGGTCGCTGGAAAGCGACGCAGACAGCCAGTCTGCCAGTGACGTTGAGCAACTATCTTGTTAGCGGCAGCCGCTACTTCGATGATTTCTACGTCACTGATGTTACCGACCGGGTGGACATCGATGCCACTGCTGGCGCCGTTACCGGTCTGACGAGCCGGGTCAGCACAGCTGAAGGGGCCATCACTTCGCAAAGTCAGCAACTGACGAACCTGCAGAACAGCCTGAACACGACCAACAGCAATATGTCGAAGAAGGCTGATGCGACGGCGCTGCAGAGCCTGCAGAACACCGTTGAGCAGCACGGCAAGGATCTGACCACGCAAAGCGGCGCGCTGACCAATCTGCAGAACAGCCTGAACACGACCAACAGCAATATGTCGAAGAAGGCTGATGCAACGGCGCTGCAGAGCCTGAAGAACACTGTTGAGCAGCACGGCAAGGATCTGACCACGCAAAGCGGCGCGCTGACGAACCTGCAAAACAGCCTTAACACGACCAACAGTAATGTGTCGAAGAAGGCTGATGCAACGGCGCTGCAGAGCCTGCAAAACACCGTTGAGCAGCACGGCAAGGATCTGACCACGCACAGCAGCGCGCTGACGAGCCTGGAAAACAATTTTTCTTCCCTGGCCGTGGGCGGGACCAATCTTATCCGCAATGCGGACACACTGGATGGCTGGAGCAGCCGCCACGCCACAGAGACGTACCTGGGGGACCGGGTGGCCTACACCCGTCAGGCTAAAGGTGCGCCAGGCTATACCCAGCTGGATGAACAGACGCTGGACGTGACCGGGCGTACGGAATTTGTATTCAGTTTCTATGCGAAAGGGGCCTATGACGGGCAAGAGATGGCGAGTTATTTCTATAACCCGTCGAATACCACAGCCACGGAAACCAGCCAGGGCGTGAAAAGTGGGGCAGGTGACGGCAAGGCGGTAACGAAACTCACTACCGCATGGGCGCGTTACTGGGTGAAATGGGTTATTCCTGCCACCAGTGGCACCAAACGGCTGATTGCCGCGCGTCTGGAAAGCGCGACGTCTGCCGACAAAGAAGTCTGGCTCTGCCGCCCACAGCTGGAAACCGGGACCGTGATGACCGACTGGTCACCGAGTCCGGATGATGCGGCCAGCGGTATTACCGCGAACACATCGGCCATTAACAGCCTCACCAGCCGGGTGACGAATACCGAGGGGCAGCTGACCGCGCAGTCTCAGAGCATCACGAATCTGCGGAACAGCCTGAACACCACCAACAACAACGTGGCACAAAAGGCCAGTGCACAGTCGGTGAGTGATCTCACCAGTCGCGTTACCAGTGCGGAAGGGAAGATCACCTCTCAGGGGCAGGCTATCACGAAGGTGCAGGGCGAACTGAGTAGCACGACTGACAAGGTCAACACCAAAGCGGACCAGACGGCACTGAACGCGCTGACTGGCCGTGTGGAGAAAACCGAGGCGGGCCTCACGGCAGCCAACAGCAACATCGTCAGCCTGACGGCGGCGGTGAACGCCGGGAATGCTGCCGGAGATGATTACATCCCAAACCCGTCATTTGATCCGGCGTATGACCGCATGGGGTATGACGTGGTGGCAACCACCGCCGACGGTGTGCCAGCTGATTGTCCGTTCATGTATGCCGTCCGTCTGGCCGGGCGAGACCATGTGCCAAAAATTAACAATATTGCCGTTACTCCGGGCGACGTTTTCGAGATGTCTGCTCTGGTAGCGTGTGGTACTGGCCGCGCCGACTTTAATTTTTATATCGGTCGGGGCACCTCCGCCACCGGCGGTATCGGAGCGAAAGGCTCCGGCGGCAATACAAAAACCACCGCGTCATGGAAGCGTGTGACCTGGCGCTTTACTGTGCCATCCGATACGAACTTTCTGCGACCGTTCCTGCAGATTAATCAGAGCAGTCCGTTCGGCACTGTCTGGTACGCTGCCGACTGGCATCTGCGTAACGTGACGGCGGCGAACAGTGCGCAGAAAACCGCAGATGCGACCGCAAAAGCGGTGGATTCACTGACCACCACGGTTAGCCGGCAGGGCGATACGCTCAGCAGCATCGGCACGCGGACCACCTCGCTGGAGAACAGCCTCCGGTCGACAAACGATACGGTGAGTAAAAAGGCTGACACGACAGCGGTGACGCAGCTGCAGGGCACGGTGACGCAGCAGGGGAATGACATCACGGCAGCCAACAGCGCGCTGACTAAACTTCGCAGCGATCTGGCCTCGACGAACGCGAACGTGAACAAAAAAGCGGACGCGAGCGCGATGAATACCCTGCAGAACCAGGTCACGGAGCAGGGAAAAACACTCAGTTCGCAGGGGGATTCTCTGACGCAACTGAGTAACAGCCTGAGCCAGACGGCAGCGGATATTGACGCCAGCGGGAAAATGCCGGGCAACCTCATTGTCAACGGCAGTTTTGAGCGCGGCACGGCGGGCTTTACCGGCTGGAGCAGTACCGCGACGGTGGCCGATTTACAGGTTCCGCACTCGGGTAAAAAAGCACTGAAAATGTCGGCTGGCCAGCCTAACGGGGTAGGACAGGAAATCAGTATCACGCAGGGCCGCACCTACCGTATGGGGGGATGGGCGAAGCAGGATGCAGGGACCACGATTAAGGATGCAGGTAACACGAAGTTCCGTGTGGCCGACAGCACCGGCCTTCTGGTCGGTTCAAACTACGGACCGTTTAGTTCTGGCTGGCAGCTGGTGACGTTTGACTGGAAAGCCACGAAGACCACGACGGCCAGTTTCCAGCTGACGGCCTTCCTCAGCGCGGGGGCAATGTATTTTGATGATTTCTTTGTTCTCGATGTCACGGATGAAAAGGATATCGCGGCTAATGCCGGGGCCATCTCTCAGATGAATACCCGCGTCACGGCTACGGAAGGTGCTATCAGCACTCAGGCGCAGCAGCTGACGAAGCTCAGCGGCGAGCTGGCTACCACGAATGCGGCGGTCAGACAGAAGGCCGAGCAGAGTGCTGTCACCGGGCTGACCACCCGGATGACGTCTGCCGAGGGCAAACTGGATTCGCAGTCGCAGCAGCTCACTAGCCTGCAGAATAGCCTGACCACGATGAATACTGAGCTGGGCAAAAAGGCTGACACATCTGCGGTGAGTTCACTGACCGGTCGTGTGAGCCAGGTGGAAAACACCATTACCAGTCAGTCGCAGAGCATCACATCGCTGACCAGCACCATTAATACCATCCGCACTCAGGGGGCTAATCCGTGGGTTGATGGTACGTTTGAAAGCTACAGTGATGGGCAGGTGCTGGGCGGTTACGGTTCAGCGGTGGTCGTGGCGTCTCAGAAATTCACCGGCGGGAAATGCCTGTGTGTCAGCCGCGAGGTGAACACCGGCGGCAACAGTGACAAGAACCTGGGGACATGGCAGTCGGTACGAGAGAATGCGGCATTCCGCTTTGAGTTCTGGGCGATGATGCCTGCCGACCAGACGCCATCCCCTGGCTGGTCAACGATTGTGGGTATCCAGTCGCAGAATGCTGCCGTGCAAAATACCTGGCAGGCGGCAGTCACCATCAATGAAGCCTCTCTGGGCGCACGCGATAAGTGGGTGAAATTCACGGGTGTCGCCAGTAACAACGGTGCAGGCAGAACGCGTGCGGTGGTCTGGATCTCCACCCGCGGTGCTACCGGCAGCGGCACCCCAGGTTATTCGCTGTATATCGATGACCTGGTCATCATGGATATCACCGATGCGAAAGCGGCACAGGATGCATCAGATGCAACGGCGAGCGCGGTGAGTGGACTGACGGCGCGCGTGACGGATGCCGAAGGGAAAATCACCGCCCAGGCTCAGCAGCAGACGGCGCTGGACACGAAAGTGGATAACGCCAACTCCCGCATCGATAACATGGCGAAGACGTTGAGCGACAGCCAGAGTACACAGGCCAGCCTGAATACTTCGCTGCAGTCGCAGATTGACGCGCAGGCGGCAGCCAACATCAAAAACCAGACGACGCTGGACAACACGATTAAATCGGTAGCCAGTATCACCAGTACCCAGCAGACGCATGCAACGGCACTGGAGGCGCTGGCAACGCAGCAGACGACCCTGACATCCAGTGTCGGGGATCTCAGCTCCTCAGTTCAGAACACGGCAAAAACCGTGGCTGATGTGAACGGCACAGTGAGCGCGATAAATTCCCTCAAGGTGGAAACCGTGAACGGGAAGCGGGTGAGCGCAGGTATTACGCTGGGCAGTAATGGTGAAACGAGCGATATCATCATGTATGCCGACCGGTTCTCATTGTTTAACCGTAACAACAAGGCTGCTGTGCCGGTGATGATTGCGGAAGGAAATGAGCTTTACATTGATTCGGCCCGGATCAAAAACGGCTCTATTGATACTGCAAAAATCAAGGATGCGACCATCACCAGCGCCAAGATTGCCGGAGCGCTGAATTCAGTCAACTATAACTGGGCAACCGGGAATACCGGGTGGTGTCTGAATATGAACGGTGACATGGTCCTGAATAACGCGTTTGTTCGCGGACATATAGAGGCCTCCAGCGGGACGTTTAATGGGGATGTCAGGGCCAACACCATTATTGCTAACCAGTTCATTGGTGATATTGCGAATATCGGTGTATTTCCAACAATCGAAGGTACAAAGGTTCGTACCAGATGTAATTTCGTTGATTCCACGGCTGTTAACTACAGTAAAAATATTATTGTAAATGCAGTTATTAAGATTATGGCAAGCCGTGGTAGTAACCAATCCAGCAAAGTGATGATTTGGATTGCCGGGAATACAAAACGATATGATTTTGACTCCACTATGGTTGCGAACGGAGGGTATTTTTATATCCCGATAGCCCATGCGGTCGAAGGGATCGCGAGCTCGAATATAGAATGCGCTATTACAACCGATGGCGGAATTATGGTGGAAATTATGGCTGCAACAGCCACGATGACACGCGGGAGTGGTTCCTGGCAGAAAGACAGCGGTTATATCGGCTAATCAAATCCAGGGATGCATAACAACTACCGCTCTGCATAAGGGCGGTAGTTATCAAGGAATATTCATGGCTATGTACGAAGTTGGCACCGTCAGTGGTGCCGTCTCTCAGGCGCGGGTGACTGGCGTGACAACTAAATGGTCACAGACAGCCCTGGGCATTCAGCAGGGGTCAATCCTGGTGGTGTACCGCAGTGGCAGCACCGATTTATATGCTATCAAATCCGTGGACAGTGACACACAACTGACGCTGACCCGGAATATCACCACGGCGTTCTCCGGGGCGTCTTACGGTATCATTACTGCGGAGACCGCCAGTACCTCCTCTTTTGCCAATCAACTGGCCAGCGCCTTCACGCTCTGGCGCAACGTGGTGGAGGGCTGGTCGTTGGCTCTGACTGGCAGCGGCAACATTACCATGACCGATCCGGTGACTGGCACTTCCGTTACAGTGCCGGCGATTTCGGGGATGGCCAGACTGGCGGGCGGGAACTTGCTGACCGGCACGCAAACCATCACGAACGACGACGCCGGATTTATTCTGGGCAAAAACCAGGACATCGGTCTGGTCAAAAAGTATGGTACTCACGGCAAGCTGATGGTCGGTAAATCGACACGATTCTCCGTTGTGAGAAGTGAAAATGACCGCATTTCAGCGACTGACGGGCAGACGGAAATTTTCGGCATCGAGAGTAATGGCGATGCGAAGGTGGCTAACTCATTATATGTTAAAGGGGTGGTTCAAACGGAGTATCAGTTCCGTGGGCAAAGTATAGAGATCTCTGATTCAACGCCGTACATTGATTTTCACTTCGGGAACAGCACGGCAGACTACACCGGACGCATTATCGCCACGGCAGTGGATCAACTTAATGTCAGCGGTTCACACCTGTGGATTGAGCGTGACCTGAAAGTCTGGGGTGCGACATATTCCAATGGTGACATCATCACGATGCGCAGCGGGTATGGTAGCAACAATGGCTCACTACAGTCGACCGCATCCATACGTTGCCGCATGAACGGACGTGGAGCATACAGCGACCGTCATGGCGCGTGGGCCGGATTCTATATGGAGGAGGTCGTGGGAGCCGAGCACCGAATGGTGTTCATGATGGACGGCTTCGGCAAAAACGTGACCATGATTCTGCGTAATGATCGCTCTCTCGAAATGGATACGATTCGCCTGAACAATGGGCGCACGCGCTGCTGGACTGGTATTGAGGCGAATTACCTTGAGATTTACGTCGATGGGTCGGCGCGTGGTGTGAACTTCTTCAACTCCGATATTCGGCTGAAGGAAGATATAAGTGATGCGGTTCCTGGAGCGGCTGCCAACGTGATAAAGCAGCTGCGACCGGTTTCTTACAAGTTCAAAAATACGGAATACTTAGTCGGCAAGACATACAGCTTTGGGATTCTGGCACAGGAGGCCGAGAAGGTTATACCTGACCTGATTCAGACGATGAGTGATGACACGAAGGCTATCGATCCACTGGCTGCGATTGGTCTACTGCTGGCACATAACAAGGAGCTGGAAGCACGAGTGTCAGCATTGGAAGAAAAATTACATAACTAATTTAAGTCGGCTGGTGGTCATCCAGCCAAACTGATCTGCACCCGTTGATTGACACAGATTGTTCTCAGTAACTTCCGCTCTTGGCACAGTGCTGACCACAGGACTGAGTGAAGGTCCGCTGTGAGCGAACAGCAGACATTCAATCGATCGTGATGTATTTACAATACTTAATATTAGTTAATGTATATATGTTTTTAAGTAATTATATCGGTTGAAAATAAATGTCAAATTTAGCATTGTACAAATTTCCTTTATAGTAATTAACATTTGGGTCCGTAATTATACTTCTTACCAAATGTATATCTGACATATCTGTCTTGCAGCCGAAATAAACAGAAATTAATTCTGCGGGCCAAGGATGTAACGCATTACCTTGCTCAACTACATGTCTCCACTCCTGCTCGTATTCCCAATGTTTAGATTTTGTATGTAATATTCTAATTTTATTAGATAATGTATCGACTTCATTTAAAATTGAACTTGCCTGTATCGATGGATAATTATCATTGTAATTCATCGGTCTGGTTATTTTATCATCTGCTAAGGCTGTGCCGGCGATGCGTTTAAACTCTAAGCACATACCTTTATGTTCAGAAGCATAATGCGACCACATCAGCAAATTTTTGTTACTGCTTGCTAGTGAAAGAATACCTAACTTTTCTAAACCGCTTTTAAATCTGTCCAAAAGTTCATCAAGAGAACGTTTTTGGGAAACCATTACATCTGACATATCTTCACCAAAAATGGCTGATAATTTTTCAGAGTCCATTTCCCGTTCGTACACATGCCTTTGTCCTCTCACATAAAATTGGGTGTCAAAAGGATCGTTAAATCCTGCCGGTTTTGAGTACCAGATTTTCCGCTGTGCAAGAGCACTTAATTGATTCTTACCGATAGGGCAGTATTTGAATAGAGATGTAATTTCAGGCTTTATCAC